CACAAAGACGCCCGAACAATGGATGTATTATTAGAAAAGCAACCTAAACCTACAGGGAAATTTACGAAAAGAGCAGTTGTTCAGTATGAGTCCTTTCTATTAGACAACAGACTGATCAACTTTGAAGTATTGGATTCACCAGAAGGTGGGGTGACAATTGATTTCTCGATTGACGACCTTGATGAGTCTTCTACTGTTGGTTCTACTATACCTAAGGTCAAGAAGGTGAGCCCATCAGGACTAAAAAACTTCATTCACGATTTTACTTTTGGGCACTATGCATCTTCCACTGACCGGAGGTTTCATAATTTCTTCATGCCACTGAATGATGGATTTGACAGTTTAAGCCCTGACATGATTGTTAGGACACCTTCTGGACATCATCATGTGATAGAATTTGCAACCTTCAGGGGCGGTGACGCTGGAGCAGAAAGCTCTGCTCTATCCAAAATATCAAAGTATGAGATAGCTTGCTCAAACAGGTCAGAGCAGTTTGACATAACTTTATCGGTAATCACAGTATATAAGAATGGCATCTGGACCAATATGATATTTGAGGAAGATGAAGTTGACGAATTGGTTTACCGATTCAGACTGGCAGTTTCAATATTCAGCGTGCTAGAGGCAAAGTATCCTGACATAACAAATATATCTGAGGAAATGAGTCTGACTGAGGGAGAGGTAATTGGGATAGTGGCAGACATCAAAATGGACTGGGGGAAGACTGAAGAGCAGTTTCCCTACTTCAAAAAGGAGATGTTTGAAAGCTTCAAATCACGATCTAAAGATAGCGATTATGTAAGCAGGATCATTTCTAAAACCATCTTGGAATCAGAAAGAGAACTAGCTTCATCTTCATTCTACAATTTGTCTCTAGACAAACAGGGGAGGCTGGAAAAGAATAAGGAAGAGTGCGTCAGTCTGATTGATGCTTACATTGAAAGTTATGAGAGCAGAGACTTTGTGAGGGACATTTCAGATCCAAAATCAACAGTTCAGTTTCCTCCTTGGGTGAGTACCCCAGGGCCTGAAGGTAAAGACCTAGATCCCCTGAAGAGGCTGGTCGTGGAGGGAAGTCACCCTATGGTGAAGATTTGGATGAAGGTTGCGCTGAATGCCTCACTTGAAGTCATTGAGAGGATGCACGATGATCCAGAGGCTGAATTGCAGTATGCCATGTCCGGTTCAATACTTAAATCAGATGAACGGAATAAGTACCATAGAACAGTAGTTGATATGACAAAAGAAGAAGAGGATTACGCATCAGCTCTGGGAGTTAAGGGGAAGAAGCATAGGGATGACCACCTGGTTAAGGAGAGTAGGCTAAGAAGCAAGAAGCAATTCTCACTCAGACATGATATATCTGAGCTGACAAAATTTCTCAAGGATCCTGATCCATCTCTCTTCAGGCAGGGTGATTACTATTGCCCCTTGAAGGAGGATTACGATCTGAGGACATCAGCAGCATCAATCCACCAACCTAAGTTGATATTTGAAGAAGGAGAGAATGAATTTTTGAGATGCCACAAAGACTTCACTGAATCCAGAATTGGAAGCTGGCTGCAGATGATAAGTATTATAGGAGGAGAGCTTTCTGCTTCAGTCAAGCAGCATGTCAAGGATAAACACTTCATTGTTAAGAGGCTGAAAGACTCAGGAATATACATGCTCATTCGTCCAACATCATCAAAAGGGCATATCTTTGTCTCGCTAGCCATAGACAAAGACTGTTTTGCAGGGACAATCTCAGACTCCAGAGTCTTCAAACCTTTCATAGAAGGGGGAGGAGTTTTTGTCACAGAGTTTATAAGCTTCAAGTTGAGCAAAATCACAAACCTTTGCAAGCTCTTTTCTTTGGCAGAAAGCTCACTGTCATTCTGGACAGAATGTCATGAGGAAAACCCATGGGAAATGGTGTCTGTGCAGCTAGAGAAGAGAAGGACATCCCCTGATATACAGTTCATGTTTAAATTAAGTCTGCTGACTATGTTAGAAGATAAAGCAACAACAGAGGAACTGCAAACGTTGATGAGATACATTGTGATGGAAGGTTTTGTTTCAGAGCCAGAGTTACCAAAGCCTCACAAAATGGTGGAGAAGATACCCAAAGTTTTGAGATCAGAATTACAGGTGTTTCTTGCCATTCAAGTTTTGAAAACAATGATGAGAATCTCTGGAGAACCTTTCAGGGTGAAAGGGAAAGAAGGCAGAGTCACATGGTCAGGGTTATTCAACCCCTTTTCTGGATCCATGATAACGGAGTTACAAATTCTAATTAGCTGTTGTTATAATGGTTACTTCAAAAACAAGGAAGAGGAGACAGAACCATCTGCTCTCTCTAGGATCTACAAGAAAATCATTGAGCTGGAACATTTAAGGCCTGAAAGCCCAGAATTCTTGGGTTATGGGGACCCAGAGGATCCTAAGATGCATGAGTTCAGTGTGAGCTATTTAAAAGAGATGATTGAGCATGCAAAGTCACTACTCTCAAAGAGCTATGGTAACAATTTCATGGACCAAATAGATTCTCAAATAGTGAGAGAAATTTCACACCTCACGATGGAGAGAATAGCCACACTGAAGGCCTCATCAAATTTTGATAAGGACTGGTACATCTACAAGGATGTGAAAGATAAGAACTATACTAGAGACAAGCTCATAGTGAAAGTGGCAGAAATGGTTGAATCGGGGTCAACCTTAGTGATACAGAAATTTAATGAGTGTATGAGGGTGATCGAAGAGAGGGGTGCAATGCACATCTGCCTCTTCAAGAAACAGCAGCATGGTGGGGACAGAGAGATTTACGTGATGGGAGCAGAGGAAAGAATCGTACAGTCAGTTGTCGAGTGCATATCCAGGAGCATAGGTAAATTCTTTGCTTCTGACACACTGTGCAATCCCAACAACAAGACTAAGATCCCAGAAAGTCATGGACTGAGAGCAAGGAGACATATAAAAGGCCCTGTTTGGACCTGTGCCACATCTGATGATGCGCAGAAGTGGAATCAAGGGCACTTTGTTACGAAATTTGCACTAATGCTTTGTGAGTTCACTCATGCTAGATGGTGGCCAATCATAATAAGAGGATGCTCAATGTTTACCAGGAAATTTATGATGATGAACCTCAAGTTCATCAACATCTTAGACTCAAAAAGAGAATTAAACCTGGAAGACGACTTCGCCACAACACTATTTAGTGCTTACCATGGAGAGATACAAGTGCCATGGATGGACAGAGGGAGGACATATCTTCAAACAAGTACTGGGATGATGCAGGGAATTCTTCACTTCACTTCTTCACTACTGCACACAATACATCAAGAATTTATTAGGTCATTAGCATTTAAGATTTACAACATGAAGGTTGGTCCTCATGCTGGTAAGAGAATCATTTGCGACATGATGCAGGGCTCTGATGACAGCAGCATGATAATAAGCTTCCCAAACTCAGGGGACGAAGAACTATACAAAAACAAGATTACTGCTGCAATCTGCTTTAGGGTGAAGAAGAAGCTTGGGATCTATGCAGGAATTTATCCTAGCAAGAAATCCACATCAAACACTGACTTTGTGATGGAGTATAATTCTGAATTCTTCTTTCATACTCAGCATGTGAGACCAACAATCAGATGGGTTGCAGCAAGCTGTACCCTCCCAGAAGTGGAGACTTTAGTGGCTCGCCAAGAGGAGGCCACCAATCTCCTGACTGCCATCTCAGAGGGTGGAGGGAGCTTTTCATTATCAGCTGTCATACAGCAGGCACAGTGCACCTTGCACTACATGCTGATGGGAATGGGTTTCTCTAGCTTGTTTAGGGAATACTCCAGAGCAATTCTGAGATGGAAAGATCCAGGGTTAGGTTTCTTTCTGCTAGACAATCCATACTGCTGTGGTCTTGGTGGGTTCAGATTCAACTTGTTCAGGGCAATCGTCTCCACTGACCTAGAAAAGGTTTATGCATACTTTATGTCCAAGGTACGTAAGGGTGAAGCAGCATCTGGTGGCGAGTTACCTGAGTCTTGTAGTGTGAGCCCAGGAGGAGCAATTGTTATGAGCTCAGCACTGCGTTGGGGATCAAAGCAGAAGTTTGACAGGTTGAGGAGTAGGCTGAATATCCCTGTGGACTGGATTGAGCAGATCAACGAACAACCGGAGATACTGTACAGGGCACCAAGAACAGGTAACGAGATATTACTGAGAATAGCTGAGAAGGTCCACAGTCCTGGTGTTGTGTCATCACTGTCAAATGGGAATTCTGTGTGCAGAGTCATGGCCTCTTCTGTCTACTTTCTGTCTGCAGCCATATTTCAAGACACTGGTAGACCAGAATTCTCAATATTAAATGACTCAAAATACAGCTTATTACAGAAGTTAGCGGCCTTTGAGACTCTCAAGGACAACTACAAGATTCAGAGTGAAGACCTGATCTTTCTCTTTCCTAACATTGATGAGTTAGTAGGCTTAGACGACGTTGTGCACAACAGAGGGAGAATTGAAATGAAACCAAGAGTGAGCTTCAGAGAGGCAACTCAGACTAAGATTCTGGTCTTCGATGAGAGAAATGCACTAAGAGTGGCACCAGAGAAGATTGTTTCAGACAAGTGGTTTGGCACTCAGAAATGCAAGATTGGAAAGATTGGACTAGACATGGAATGGGAGAAGTTAAAGACCATTGTGAAGTGGTTAGACGAATCACAAGAAGTGACATTGAGGCAGACCCCATTTGAAAACCACATCCAAATAAAGAACTTCTTTGCAAGGATGGAGGGTAAATCAAGAACTGTTAGAATAACAGGAGCCCCTGTGAAGAGGAGATCAGGTATCAGTAAGATTGCATTGGTGATAAGAGATAATTTCTCTAGAACAGGACATCTTGATAAAATTGAGGACATTACTGGCACTAGCAGGTCTTTTAGGTCTGAAATAACAAAGCATGCGGTCTTCTGCACAGTGCATGGTCCATATTCTGATGTAGTAAAAGAACAGCACATCAGCAAAATTCTTAGGCAGTTGCCACTTATAGAGCTGAGAGAGCAAGACGGAAGAACAAAGAGCAATCTTCTAGCAGTCATGCAAAGATATTTTCTTGAAGAGGAGGATGTGCCTGACTTGATGTATAGCATAAATGCAGGGATATTAGGGGCTTTCACTTATCCACAGAGTGCCAAAAAGATTGACGGGAAAGTGTTCTACCATGGATCTGGGTCCTGGAGAGGTGTCATGGATGGTGTGCAAGTACACATAGATATTTATAATGAAGTGGGAGAGACAGCACAGATTAGATCCATCAAGGTGTATGGAACAAGATCGCCATGGGAAATATGCCAGAACATAAGATCCTGGTGTGATGACGTTGGAGCAAGGAATGACTATGATGCATCAAGACAAAAAGTGAAATCAAACGCAGACTTCTGGATGTTTGGTTTCAAAATGTCAGGAGCCGGTCACCCTTTAGGGGCCCCAGTCTACATACTGAACCACCCTATGGAAGAAATTGAGAGGATCCAGAGCTCCAAGATAGGATTCAAGATAAGAGGAAAAGTGCTGAACCTGTATGTTAAGTCCAAAGCTGGGCGAGACATGCATATCCTATCTTACTCATCCACTGAAGCAGATGTGAGTCCGAGCATTATGAATGGAAGAAGTGCTGAAGCAGAAATGATTAGGGAGCTATTCAGTGCTGAGCCAAGTAAGTCATGGTTCACATTCAGCAAACTCCCAACAGAGAGTGTGAGGACCTTGCTGAAGGTTGCCTCAGGACACTATAGTACTAGCACTATAGATCCAGAGAAGCTCTCAGACCTGCTAAAACTGTGCACGGAGTCCTCTCTCAGGAACAAGGTTGGAACTATTTACTCTATGCTCACTATTAAAGAAGAACAGAAGATTATGGATTACGATGACATGTTTGATTTAATGCTAGAAGACATGCAAGAAGATCAGTTCGACATTATGGTCGAGTCAATGAAAGAAGATCTCTACATTGAGGAAGAAGCCCTCTCTATTGACATGGAAGACCTGAACCTGTTCGGCCCAGCCCACTACCTAGAGTCCACCTCGATGGGATCAATCTCCCACCCTCTGATGGACAAATTCGTTGAGGATATCGTAAATGATATGAAGGACTCTAATGTTAGAAGGCTCCTAGAGACACACATTGTGAGAAGGTGTCACTTAGAGATGGCTGAGCTTCTGTATACTGCCCTAAAGAGGCCATTATCTTACTTAAAGATTGAGGAAGGGCCATTGAGATCAGACAATGAGATGCCACTTGAAAAGGTCGGCTAAGCAGAAGGAGAAAAAGACGTAGTGTATTTTTATAACTCAGGCATTAGGCCTGATGGAAGCGTTTTAGTGGTTTAGAAATAAATTTAGATTATAGTAAGTAAAGGGC